AGGATTTCGACTCTTTGAACAGAGGCATACGAGGGTCGTTTTGCCGCATTAAATTGTTATCCACAGACAAGATCTGATCTTCAGATTGTTTGAGATAGTGGTTATTACGCTGCTCCACAAACTCAATCGGTGTCTTGCAAAGTAACAATCCGCCGACTTCGATGCCGTCTTTAAAACGGCTACCTTCATCGACTAGCAGTTGAAATTGTGGTTGCTCTTCAATCTTAACTGGCTCCCAGCCTTCTCTGAGTTTGGCAGAGTAGTTACGGGGATCAGCGTTTCCTTGAAGCCCAACACGAATCCATCTATACGCATATCCAGGGAGCTTATCTGGTTCTGGCAGAAGCTCTGCGGGTTTCCACTGCTTAGGGCGTTCCGCTTGGACGCGTGTTTCTACATTACGGGGTGTTCTATTCTCAGCCATTTGAAGCCTCCAATTTCATCATTTCTCTGACGTACTGTTCGGGTGTCAATCCTAATTTTTTGGCAATCAGGACTTGCGATTGTTTGAGCCTCACCTTTTTGGAGGGTGTGCTGCGATCTGCCGAAGCTACGACAGAGGCGGGTTTGGAACGCTGCACTTTTTGTGGCGCGGCTTCCTCTTCCTTATCCCCAAATTGCTCTGGGAATCGACGACGCATAGTGTCATCGACCTTTTTCCAATACTCATCTGTAGACGGATAACTCGTCCCATATTGAGCGACCAGCTTCTGATGTAAACCCAGAGCCAAGCTAGTCATTTCCTCATCCTTACCAAACCATTCATTGCGCTCTTGCCACGCAATCGCTCGTTGGTCAGGGCGAGGTACTGTATTAGTTGCGGGTTGTACATCAACTTCTTCTTCCTGTCTAGACGGAACATACTCATTTGCTTTCTGCAACTTGTATTGTGCCGCCGACAATTTTTCCTGCGCCTCTAGCAAACGGTCAGCGTCGCCCATGTCATAGGCTTCTTTGTAATCCCGTTTGGCGTTGTCCATCTCCATCTCGGCAGCGTTCTTATAGGTGCTGACAAATGTCTGCTCACCTACAGATAACCTACCTTTTAGAGCTTTGTTCTCTTCCATCATCCGCTGGGCATACGCGATAGCTTCTTGCTGCTCACGTAGTGCCTGCTCTTTTTCGCGGCGCTCGTCGTGCCAGACTTTCTTCATCTGCTTCAGACGCGACTTCACCCCTTCGCTGTATTCCTCAAGCTCATCTTCCTCAAGCTCTTGAACCATCTCTTTAGGTAAAGGCTGCCGGTCACGATCCTCTTCAGGAGTATCGTCTTCAATCTCTATCTCAAAGTCATCCGCCGCAGCAGAAACCTCTTCTTTCTCGTCGGGAAACTTAAATTCCTCCGCATCCATTTTGTTTGTAGCCATTTGTTTCTCCTTTGTTAAACCCTAGATATTCCGCGAGGATCATCTACAACTGCCTCAACTACATCGTCGTTGATGAGTCGGAACTCACGACCATGAATCTTTAGGCGAGTACCAGTGTTAGGGCGGGCGAGAATAAAATCCCCTTCCTTACACCATGGGCCATTTGGAAACCGTTTTGCATCTTTGTAGCAATCTGGCCCCATCTTGATTACGAAAAATACGGTAGCCAGAATCTGTTCGTGATTCATGGTTGAGTCTGCTTTTAACAAACCGCTATCGAACTTTTCCTCTTTGTCCGGCAGTCCTACTAGGATGTGATACCCAGTTGGTTCCGGTAATTGTTTCGCTTTCTCTTCTGCTGTTTGTGGCAGAGTTGATACCTCGCCGTCTTCGGTGGCGATTGCGATTTCACTCATCAGATAACTCCATAGTTTTTGCAAGGTCTAAGATAAAACCCTCCGCAATCGAGAGACCCCGAATCTCGCCGCAAAGTTTTTGGTACTCAGAATAGTCTTTGGCACAGTTGGTTGAAACGGCCTCGACTATCTGCTGACGCTTATCTCTCACTTGTTGAATGAGAATTTCAAACGCCTTATCCATAATCAATCACCTTTTTTGGTAGGTTGTTTAGATTTTGTTTGTTGCATATCCATCTGGTCTTTGGCTATTTTGGCACCAATTTCCACTCCCTTAATTTCCATCTCACCCTCAAATCTTGCTTTCTCCGCAGCGACTTTTGCGCCAACCTGCATACCAGCAATTTCCTTCTGGGCTTCAATGCGAGCCAACTCAAGCTCAATACGATCAGCTTCTGCCGTCGCATCCATAGCAAGTTTCTTCTCTTTTATTTCTACTTCCTTCTGTTTCAACATCAACTCCTGCTGCTGCATTTGAACAATCGGGTCTTGAGCCGCTTGTTGTGCCTGCTGTTGTGCAGCTTCCGCTTGATCTTTCTGTAGCAGTTTTTGTGCTGCCATAGCCATCATGCGGGATACTTCTACTTCCATATCCTTCGGCAATTCTTTGTCCATCTCTGGCAAAGGAATACCCAGTTGCTCTTCTATCTGCTTGCGATACTCAAACGCCACATGCTCGTTGATGTGCGCCATCATTGCGGCACCTATCATCTGGGCTTTCGGGTTCTGACCTACGATCTGCATGATCTTTGGATCTTGCATAGCTGACTGGTGAACCTGAATGTGCGCTTGGTGATCCTGATAAATGAACGCCTTAACAGGCTTGCCATTAAGGATGTTCATGTTCTCTTGCACTGGGTCTTTAGGCTTAAAGTCTTCCGCGCTAGGTACCAGTTTGCCGATGTTTTTGATACCTAAGACTTCCAACATCTGGCGATTCAGCTCTACCAAGTCATAGATCTGCGGATTAGCCTGCGCCATCTGCATAACAGCCTGATACTGGACAACCTTCTGCGCCATAGTGGCGGCATTTGGATCAGATACTGGAATTACATCTACATGGTCGTAGTCTGACTTCTTAGCGCGGCGCGAACCTTCTACCGGATCGTAGTCGTACTCTTCCGGCGTGTAGTCAGCAATGATTTCCTTCAGTAATTTCAACTCTTGCTTCATCGCGTAGTGAACACGCGCTTGAACGGCTGACATTACCTTGAGCGTTCTCTCCAAAATAGCCAGTGTTGTACCCACTGGTGAATTGGAAGACATATCTGCAATTTTTAAATCCGCTGCGCCAGCAAACCGTCGGCCTTCTTCGACGATCTGGTTCATCAATGCTAAGAGGACTTGGCTTGGCTCTTTATAGGGGAGGGGGAGGATGTTGTCTCTAATGGTGCCAGACGCGACGTCCACATCTCGGAACTCGCCGGGAGAAATTGGAGTGTCATCTCCCTTGACCCGCATTCCCTTAGTCTTGAGACCCCCAGGCAAGTTCGATAAAGTGCCAGCATCAACAAGCTGCCTAATGATAGAAGTACCAGACTTAGCAAAAGCACCAATAAGATGGATAAGGCCAAAGGCATAGAAGCCAAAGCCGGGTATATATGGGTAGTGAACAAAGTGATTCCTCTTCTGGCACGTTTCATCTTCAGGATGCCAGTTCCTTCTGATAGCTAAAATCTCTTGAGAAGTTTTTTCGATAGTTACAATGTATGGCAGACCGATGCCAGTATCTTTGCCCTTCTCGTCTTTGTCTTCATAGCCTGGCAGATCAAGATATACCTGCATCTCCAACAGTTTGTACCTATCGTCCGACGTAGCGCGGAAACCCATACGTTCCGCAATCTTTTTCTCTACATCGTCCAACGTATTCTGCGGTTCCGGCAGGTCTATATCCTTATAGAAGCCAGCAACCATCAACCTGCGTAGCTCATTCTTGGTTTTGCGCATGACATGGGTCATACGGTTAGCCGTTTCTAGATTAGATGCGCCATAAGGAACGACTACATCTTCGGCTGGGACAAATACAGCTACCTGTCTATTAAGACTAGGATCAAAGTAGACCTTCTTAAACGCATTTCCTGATAGACCTAAACCCCATGCCATACGCTCGTGTTCTGGACGGTACTCAACCATGACTTCGGTGAGCTGATAGTTCATATCGTCTTGCACACGTTCAGCAGCGTCCTTCTTCGCAGGTGTTTCCTTACCAATAATCTTAGTTTTAACTGGCCCCGCAGCTGGGAATGTCTCCATAATCGTCTCGGCTTGGAATTTGACAAGAGCCTCAGATAACAACGGATGATAAACGCCACATGCACCTTCCCATGGTTCTGATCGTTCTTCAATTTTCATCCCCAATAGTTCTAAACCGTCCACATAGGTCTGCATCCAGTCCTTACGTGCGTCGATATCGTCATCAAAGTCCGACAGTAAGTCGCCAGCTAACTCTTGAAGCTCGTTATCGGTTATAAACTCAGCTAGGTTGGCGTCAAAGTCATCGTCTTCTTCCTTGCCTGGCTCGATCTCAATCTCTAAGTCTCCAAGTCCTATAGATACAGACTCTGGATCTTCAATCTCAATCTCAATATCCGGTTCCATTTCAGTGCTACCCATGCCTAAAGGTGCCTGATAGAGAGCTTTGTCAAAATTTGTCGCCATGTTAGTCCTTAGTAGTAAACGCGCTTGCGACGGAATTCGATTGGATCGTCTTCTTCGTCGGAATCAAGCCGCAAAAATCCGCCCTGCCGAAATCGCATCAATGCCTGTACCGTACTATCCACCAAGTCATCGTGTTCTGCGTTCGGAAACCTTGCCATCTCCTCGATAACCTCGTCTGCCCACCGAGTTTCGGGTGCCCACACTTTACCGGATGAAAATAAGTCCGTCACGCTGTTCAAACGCACGAACTTGTCGTTGCCACGGGTCGGCGTATAGTCCTGAACGTACACGCCCATCCTTCTCAATTCAAATATCAACGGCGCGCCAGCAGCTTTAGCCTCAATAATGCAGGAATCAGGCTGCCATTCGTCGTACATTTCCTTGGCCTTAGCCTTTAACTCGGGAAACTCCAGCTTATCCTTCCACGCATCGAGCAAAATGATGTTTACATCGCTCTCATTCTCGTCTTTGTGGAACACACCCCATGTTGTACACGCAGAATAGTCAGCCCGCTGACTCTTTGTGAACGCAGTATCCCAACTTTGAATGATAAATTCACACGGCGGCGCTCTATCTGACTCCCAACGCTTCCACCAATCCCTCTTTACTAGCGCACCTTCTTCACCTGTAGGCTGTTGCTGGTACTGGGCGTTCCATTTATAAGGAGGAAGTTCTTCTTTTAACGCTTCTAGTTCAACCAGAGGCCAGAATTCAGGCCATAAAGAGTTACCAGATGGAAGAATTGCCGGTAGTTCTATTACTTCCCAGTCAGTTGCGTCACTCTTTAAGACTTTTCCGGTCAGATCCTTGTCCGACCAGCGGGTCATAACGATAATAATCGCCCCACCTGGCTGCAAACGCTGACGCGGGCCAGAGGTATACCACTCATAAACATTATCAAAGACGCCCGGATCTCCTTGAGCCAGCTTCGCCTCTTGTTCTGAGTGAGGATCATCTATTATTAGTAGGTCAGCACCCTTACCAGTAACAGTACCGCCAACACCGATAGCGAAATAATCACCACCGTGGCTAGTAGCCCAACGTCCCGCCGCCTTGGAATCCGCACGGAGACCGACCCCTGGGAAGATTTTTGAATACTGTTCGCTGTCAACTAAGTTCCTAACCTTCCTACCAAACCCCACAGCCAGTTCAGCCGTATTGGATGTCTGGATAACCTTCTTGTCTGGGTACTTCCCTAAGAACCAACTCGGCAGTAAGTAACTAGCAAACTCCGACTTCGTGTGACGCGGCGGCATGTTGATGATCAGTCTCTTCAACTTCCCCGCAGCTATCTCCTCAAACTTCTTAGCCATTAAGGCGTGGTGTCTGCCATGAATAAACCCAGGCCACATTTCATGTACGAAAGCCATAAATGACTTCTGAGCTTTCTCCCGCGTGACAGCATCCTTATACTGGCTTACCTGCTCCAGTAATTTCTCCTGCTCGTTCGCCGGCAGCTTACTTATCAGCTCACTCAAGTCCACGGACTATTAGCCTCTTGTCTCTGTCTTACTATAGATAACGATTCCTGCCTGATAGGTTTATCCAATCGTTTTTGTATTTTCGATAGCGTAGGGTAAATACTGACAGGACGGTAATACTTCCTCCCACCATGCTGATCCTTATACATGGTGTAGAGCAACGTAAAGGCTTCCAGTAATAGCTTCTCGTCTTTATTCATTCCAACGTCCTGAAGTTTATATACACCGGACGAACAGATCTGCCAGCACCTTTAACCTTCTTTAGAACGCCGATCTTTATAAGCCGGTTGATAATCTCAGCAGTATTTCCCATACCAGCCTTACCCCGTACATTACATATATCCCGTATAGACGGGCCAAACCCATACTTCTTCCACCACTCATCTATACACAAGAACACTTCCCTCTGCGCCGGCGTCATATCTCTCTCCACACATTCCTCATACGACATCTCACTTCTCTTAGCCGTCATGCTCCGATTTATAAGTAATACCGTCATGGATATAAAATGTTGTCAAACGCTTACTGGCAAAACTTGCCAGTAACCACTTGATAACTATTTCCCTTTCTCCAAAAATATATCCCCCTGGGGGGTAGGCAAATCCTCGGACAAGGGGGGGTCTTCCTCAGAATCGGAAAAAGATTGGGATGGTTCGAGTGGAATAGTATGCAGGTCGGTAGCCGGAGTCCCATTTTGCATTTCGGGGGGTGGGGGTACGGTGGGGTCAGCGCCTACCAGTTCGGTCAGCAGGTCGGATGCGTCGACGTCTACAGCATCATCGCTTGATAGCATCATCGATTTCAGTTGATCGAGTATCTGCGAGCGAATCGCTCCGCTGTCCTGAACTACTGTTACCTCCGAGCGCGTAGTGAATGCTGATACCTCAGTTACTTGTCCGAGAATCTTCGCGGCCTGAATGCGAGTCGCCGGCTTTGTGTCCTCGTCAATGATGGTTTTTGTGAGCGTCGAAATAACAAGTGACCTCAAAGCTTCGGCTGAATGCAATGTACTCACTTGTTTTGCTAGTTCGAGCGCTTCAATTTCCCGCCGGATTCCCTCATGCTGCTTAAGCGCGCTTGCATGGTTCCCGACAGTTTTCGGCTTTCCCTTCGCGTTGTATGCTTGCCGGTAACTATCAGCACCGGTTAAACCCTCTAATACCAAACCCTCAGCGAATCGCTTTTGCTTTGCTGTTAGTCCAGTACGGCCTAAACGTAAGGACGGTTCTATTCCCTTAGTGCTTATTGCTTCCCTTAGTTCTTTCCTAGTTACTTGTTTCATGCTGTACCGATTCCCTTCGGGTTTCCTGCGCGCGCGGCCGGCGCTGATGTCGACGTTATACCGGAACAAATAGAGAAAATCAATCAAAGCCTGGCCGACGATAAGAAAATACAATCAATGAATACAATACTTTATTTGCTGAGAGGTATTGCATTGCATCCGATTATTCGAGAGAATAACCATGCACTGACAATCATTAACTTAATAACAGGAGCGAGAAAAATGAATACATTATTTAACCAACTGAGCGAATTAGAGCAAGAGACAGTTGCAATTTTATGTGGTTTTCAAATGTGCGTAAGCTTTAAAAATACGCTGTACGACATGCCAGCAATGGAAGGCAACATGGGTCAAATTGCAAAAGCTGTTTTAAAGCACCGGCTTACTCATTTAAACAAAATAACTAAAAAAACCAAATAACTAGGTCGAAAGCGGATTTATATCCGCTCTGCTGTTTATTACAGTACTGACGAGACCATAACCACAGGAGCGAGAAAAATGAACAAAGCAACCAACAAACAAGTAGATCGTTTTGTAGCAATGGCCGCACGTGATCCTAGATACGCAGCAAATGGACTAGCAATACTTCAGCGATCAGCGACAACCAAAAAAACAGCAAATGAGATCGCTGACATCATTAAGGAGACAGGATTGTTTAGGTATCTAGATGTAATCAATGGTTGCTTTGTTCCTCAATCTAATTAATTCGGAGCCGATAATGCAAAACCCTTACAAAGCACAATTAAAAACCGAAGGACTAACCTATCGGCCGATCTTAGGTGAATCAAGCGCCAAAACAATCAAAGGACAAAAGATAGGTTATCTCACGGCTATTTGCTACTTAGTGCCGGATGCAAAATTGTGCCCGTTCGCTATCCAAGCCGGATGTTTTGACGGCTGTCTTAAATCGGCCGGCCGTGGCGCTTTTAATAGTGTTCAGCTAGCCAGAGCAAATAAAACCCATTTGTTTTATGAGAATCGACGCGCTTTTATGCTGTCCTTATGTGCTGACATATGGTCGCATAAGCGCCGAGCCGAAAAACTAGGATTAATTCCACTAGTTCGGCCGAATGGTACTTCTGACATCGCATTTGAGAATATTCAAATCGACGGAAAAACGATTTTCCAGATTTTCCCTGAAATAACTTTTTATGACTACACGAAGCATCCGAGCCGTAATCTGGCCGGCAAAACGGCCGGTAATTATGACCTTACCTATTCATTCTCGGCTATTACGCCGAAGGTAATTAGCATTAAAGGATTGACTAATACAGCAAATCAGAGAACGGCCGTAGTGTTTCAAAATAGAGCGGATATACCGGAAACTTTTAGAGGATGGACTGTTATCGATGGCGACGATACGGACGTCCGTCACATCGAGCCGGCCGGTGTGGTGGTGGCTTTATACGCCAAGGGAAAAGCGCGCAAGGAAGTGAACGGATTTGTACAAATTAAGGGAAGGGATTATTAATGGCAACTATTACAGCAAAATACGCCGGCCGATGTGCCACTACCGGCGCCCGAATCATAGCCGGCGATCTAATCGAATGGAACCGAGGTAGAGCCGTGCTGATAAAGCGCGCGCCCTCCGGCGTGGCATCGATTACGTTAATCGGCGACCAAGGGGCTAAAACTTTTTACCGAAATAATCGCGGCCGGTGTGAAGACGCTCCGTGTTGCGGGTGTTGCACGATATGAGCGCCGTTATCGAATTTTTGGCCGGTGTTGTCGGCTTTCTTGTGATGTGGTTTTTTCTTTGTTTACTTTTCCTATTGTGAAAGGGTGTTGCTATGTATAAAACTGAATTCCCTGATTTTAAGCTTGACGTTGAAATACCGGCCGGCTTTGTAGATAACTCTTGGCATAACAATGTGATGCCATGTTGGGTGCGCGAATTGCCGGATGAAAAAATAATGGTGCTGTGGATTGACTATGCGGATCCGGCTCTACGCGATCACCCAAATAATGCGCGCTTTGTTTTGCATGTGACGGACAGCAGCATGACGGACGTTTACGAAAATTTTGCATCTGATAGCTATGAGGATGTTTTAAATTGTTTGGGCGATTATTTCCCATTTATTAAGCTTACGGATGACGAGTTGCACGAATGCCAAAAAGAACTGTGGAAGAGAGTGCCGGATGATGATCACGCGCGCAACTTCCAAGAGTGGGATTCTGTGGCCGCTATCGATGATGAAATTTCGGCGCGCGCCACTACTTCGGAGGTTTTCTAATGAGCAAGCTTAACGCGAACGATAAAGCAACATGGATTAAAACAATATGGGACGCGCTCGACGATCATCGCGAGACCTGCGACCTACTTAATGCGCCGATAGATTGGGATGACATCTGCACAGCGATGGCATGGATTGCAGAAGACATGGAGGTAGATTCAGATGAATAATGACCGTAATGAATACATCTCGATTGTCATGAGCCGCGAGTTGCTGCGGTTCTGCCGTGACAATGACCTGCCGTTCGATAGTGCGGATGACCTAATCATGCGCGACAACTTAACGGAGTTTCAATTCGGGTGGTTGGTAGGCTACTGCCGCATCTGGGAGGGGCTTATCGAATGAATGTATTAGACCTGTTCTCGGGCATCGGAGGGTTTTCCCTCGGGCTCGAGCGCGCAGGTATGCGGACTATTGCATTCTGCGAAGTTGACCCAGTATGCCGACAGGTATTGCGAAAGCATTGGCCTGTCGTTCCCATTTTCGAGGACGTTAAAACCCTCTCAGCAAAGGATATACATGAAACAGTTGACGTTATATGCGGAGGATTCCCTTGCCAAGATATCAGTGTCGCTGGACTCGGAGCCGGACTCGCGGGCGAACGATCCGGTCTCTGGTATCAGTTCCACCGACTCATCGAAGAAACGCAGCCGAGGTACGTCATCATTGAAAATGTTGCAGCCCTTCGCGCTCGAGGATTGGACGAAGTCCTCCGCTGCCTCTCTGCGCTCGGGTTTGATGCGGAATGGCACTCTATACCCGCTCGATCCGTTGGCGCACCTCACCAAAGGGACAGAGTCTGGGTCGTGGGCTACTCCGACAAGCTTCGACGCAGTGGCCCCGAAAACAGCCAGAGCAATCATCAAAGACATGAACGAAGTCCGAGCGGGTCGAACGTCACCGTCGAATCTGCGCGACCAAGTTACATGGGGGCAGACCTATGCGGAAGTCCGGCAGAAGTTATGGCCAACTCCCTCCGCAAGGGATCACAAGGGCGGTTACATTGGTGGGCGAATCAGGGACGGCAAGGTGAGTTGGGATACCTTGGACGTTGCAGTTCAATGGACGGACAACCAATCGAAAACTGGTGGGCAGTTGAACCCAACGTGGGTCGAGTGGCTAATGGGGTTTCCGGCAGGACACACCGACTTAGGCAGCTAGGTAATGCGGTCGTACCACAAATCCCTGAGTTAATAGGCAGGGCAATACTTGATTACGAGGCTGCACATAATGAATGTTAATCACCCCGCCACGTTCTCCGTCCACATCATTGAAGATGCGGATGGAAACGTGCGCGTCATCTCTGATTGGTCAGGCAAGGGCGACCGCTGTCTCTCACTTGGAATAGAGATCATGCAGTCGCTCAATGCCGTGTCCGTTTTTACCGAAGGCCAATTGTCAATGGGTCAGGCTTTCCGTTCTACGACTGAGCATTGACGTTAAGCTTTGTGTGAATGCAAACAAACCGAGGCGCTGATGATAGTCGTTGGCGTCCTCGCCTACCCTGTCACTCATCCAATACGGCCAGCCAATTTCCTTAGCGACCCGCTCCCCTGTGCCTGACTCGTCGTTATCCGCAATGACCAGGCCGGCCTCCAGGGTGGCGGCCACCTTCACCATGTTGCCGGCAGAAAAGCAAACGTGCAGGTTATACCGCTTCTTCATTTGCTTCATCGCAATGCGAATGCTTAATGCCGTAGCGTACCCCTCACACAAAATGTTCATGCCTTTATTGTCGAAGTTAAACGTAGCGTTGTTAGTACGTTGTCCGTACAAGAATTTCTTCTGGCCGTCCTCGTCTATCTGCTGTAGTCCTACCAAGTTGTTGTTCACCCGCATAGGTATCAGCAGTAGTGGCTTGCCGTTCTGCCATAGGACGTTGCCCTGCTCGTCCTTGAATCCTTTTGATTCCAGATACGGATGGGTGCTGAGGCCACTGCCATTCAGCATACCGACAGCGCGCTGCATAGCCTGGTGTTGTCGCTTGCGTTGGTCTTCCTCTGCTTTGCGTACCGATATCATGGCTGCCGTGCGATCAATCTGCACAGGCTGATCCGGTTTCCAGATGGATACGACAGTGCTTGTCGCATGGTTTTGAACGAATCCATGTGTCTGCATATACTTCACCGCACCGTTTTTGCTGCGTGGATGATCGTCTGTGCCGTACCTTTTCCACACACCGACAGGTGGCAGGTCATGAATGATGATGCCGTGACCACGGCAGAAGTCTAGGAAGTCCATGTTATCTCCTCACCGTGCGTAAGAATTGTTTAAGCTTCTTGTCTACAAACCTGCGCGTGTTGTCGCTTGGCATACATGGCGTGTCATCCCTCAACCCTCGAGGCCACACACCGAACTTGTCTTTGTATGTATGAGCTGCGCGTCCTTTACTCCATCCTTGGACACGGATGTACCAGACCAACTCATTCCAGAACTGCTGCTTACCTTCGCGCAATGCAGGGCCAGTCAGTTCAACCAACTCACCGCGCAGACTAATTACTTTGTTCTTCTTCTCTTTGACATGGCCGCAGTTGTAGCAAGTGTCAGAACTAGCCGGCCACAGGGCAGCACATTGAGGACACTTAGAGTCTTGCTTCTCCCGCTCGCTTGGTTCCCGCTTGGCTTTCTCTTTACCCTCGTCAAGTTCTTCTACGCCCTGCTCGTATACTTCATCCCATTCATCACGGAAGCGCAGGTAGTTACCGCTATGATCGAGCCAGACAGCAAACTCTTTACCCTCATGGCCGCGCATCACACGCCCCATCTGTTGAATGTGGGAGGACAGACTCTTACTGAATGGACGAGCGGACACACCGATCATCACATCGCTGACGTCGAATCCCTTGGTCAGGATATCGGTGGCAATTAATCCATGTATCTTTGTATCTGGTTTGCTGAAGTCTTCGATGACCTGCTTCTTCCACTCGTCATCATCTTTGTAACTGATACAGATAAAGTTATACCCGCTCGCTTCAAACTTTCGAGCCAGATGTACGCCATGATCCACACCACTAGCAAAGACAATAGTCTTACGTGGCTCACCAAATATCTCGAAGGTTTTCTTTTCCCATTCCTGAACCACATCGCCTGTGATCTTCATGCCACGACTGCTAGTCTCTGCCTGTGACCACTCGCCGGCTACCTTCTTGGCGCCAGTCATGTCGATTTCTTTGGCTATGAATACACGAAGAGGTACGAGTACCTGATCATCTACTAACTGCTTAGTAGTAACGACCGAGACCACGTTGTCGTATATCTTGCCGAGTCCCTTTGTAAATGGGGTAGCAGTCAATCCAATGACACGAATATCAGGATTGTCTTTGATGAACTGAACTGTTTGCTCGCGTGTTTGATGACACTCGTCCACGATTAAAAGGTTTAACCCTGGGAACGAACCCCTGCGCTCAAGTGTTTGTGCGCTACAGACTTGGATGTTTTCGTAGGGACGATATCTCCAATGGCCTGACTGCATTACGCCATGATCTATCTTGTACTTCTCTAATCGCTTACTGGTTTGATCGCAAAGAACAATACGGTCTAACAACATCGCCGCTTTGTTACCTTTGCTTTTTGTTGCGGCCATCAGGGCGATAGCCATCTCTGTTTTGCCTGCACCCGTGGGTGCATATAACACTTGGCACTTCTTTCCCTTAGCAAATCCTTCACGCAGGGCAGCAAGGGTCTGCTCTTGGTAGGA